ACCTATAATAGTGTTCCTCATGTTCTTGAATTAACTTAATATTTTCTTTTATAAATCTAACTGGATTACCAGCGTAAATATTAAAAGATTCTATTTTACTTTTTTTTGTAACTATTCCTCCCATACCAATCATAACAAAATCTGGAATAGAAACTCTTTGATGTATTATAGCACCAAGTCCTATGTTACAATGATTTCCTATCTCACTATGCCCTCCTATTATTGCATTACAAGATATTGTATTATTATCCCATACATGAGCATCGTGACCTAGATGACTTTTTTTTAAGAAAAAGTTATTGTCACCTACATAGGTAATATTCTCCATTCCTCCGTCAATAGTTACTAACCCAGTAAAAACATTATTATCTCCAATAACTACTATGTCGCTTGTTGTACCCCAGTTACCCTTATGCTCTGCAGGTGCTCCTATAACACAATAAGCACCTATGTAATTATGTTCTCCCATAACTACATTATCATAAATAATAGCAGTAGGATGTATATAGTTAGTAGAACTTTCCATAGTTGTAAATAAATTGCTCATGTTTTTCTTTTAGGAAATCCATGTAGTCTTTTTTATCTCCGTACTTAATATGACATTCTCTACAAACTGCCATTAAATTCTCTATCTTATCTTTTGAAGTTCCACCCATTCCTTTGCAATCTATATGATGTATATCTACTGCTTTTCTTCCACAAACTTCACAAGCTATAAACTCCTGCCCACTATAACCAAAGTAATCAAAATATATTTTAGTGTGCTTTCTCATAGTGAGCCGTCTTGTAATGGTATACCTTCTTTATCGTCTACCCTTCTGTATTTTTCGTGCCAAAGTGTATTACACAAAGTTACACTTTTTTTTACTATTTCTTCTTCTTCCGCTTCAGGTAAAAGTAAATGTAAACACTCATGTATAAGTATTTCCAGATGCTTCTTTCCTTTGAGTCTTTTTTCCAACTCGATATACCCTGCCGAATCAGCATAGCCCCAGACTTTTTCTTTGGTTAAATCTTTATATTTTACTTTAATTCTCACTTTTTAAAATAGCTTCGTCTGGTCTGTCTATTTCTTTTAATTCAACTTTAACATTACTTCTTACCTGTGCAAGTGCTTTCCTGTAAATCTTTTCTTTCTGATACAATTCCTTTAACTTGTTTACAAGAAAAACCTCTTGCTCTTGAATACTCATTTTGTTAAATTTTTTAGGTATCATTTTGTTGATATTAGTAAATGTCTTTTTTGTTTTATGTTAGCCGAACCTAGTCTTTTCCTAGAACTTGCACCACAATTACTACATCTCATTAACTCATAAACATTAGCAGTTGTGTTATAAGTCTTGCCCATTATTTCTAAATCTGCACTTCCACAATTCGGGCATCTATGCTCCTTCTCGTCTAAGATGAATAAACCCATGTTTGGATGTGGTTTTATCCATGCTCTGATTAATAAATAAGTTTCTTCTAAGATACGAACATCCTGCACATTGTAATCCTCCATTTCAGACAATGCCTTTGCATTACCTTTCATGCATCTCTCCCACAATTCAAAGTTAGTTTCTTTTTTTCTTTCTAAATTTAAAAGTTTGTTTACATAGTCTAACTTGTTAGACGTAAACCCGAACTGCCTCCTAATATGTTTTAAAGTATCTATTTGCTGGTATGGTAATGGAGGATTCAATCCGTTGATGATGAATCTAGAGTTTAATTTCGGCATATCAAACTTTTCTCCGTTATGTGCAATTACTATATCAGCCTCGTTAACTAGCTTCCAAATTCCTTCTATAATTCTTTTATCATCCTGCTCTAGAACTTCTTTGGGTTTTATTTTAGCTGAATATACTTTATCTTCAAATAGCCACTTAGCTGCCCAAGTCAAACAAAACCAGTCCGATTGTATTTGATGTGTTCCTACGTTTTGATTCCATATCCCCCAAACATAAGCGTTAATAGGAGCAGTTTCTATATCTAGTAAAAGAACTTTAGCACTAGTATTTATTTTTTCCATAGTTGAATTTCTAGTGTCAAAAGTTAGTGGTCTCTGAAATGTTTTATCTGCTAATGTCTTTCTACAATTTGCACCATTAGAACCTCTATAATAGTTAATAGCCTTACGGATATTTTCTAAATTAGAAATCTTATGCTCTTGGTATATTTTTTTAGCAAGAGTATAACTTTTAGTATCTGGATAGGTCGTTAAATATTCTTTAACTAGTTTTCCTATTTTCATATCAGAACATATCCGTTCTTATCTACTTTTCCTCTTGTATGTAAATCAAGTAATTGTCTTACTGAATATCCTAATGTCTTTTGAAAATGTGGGTTATCTACAAACCTCCAATCACCGCCCCACTCCCAACCGAATTGTTTAAATATATTAACGACCTCTATCCAGTCTGCTTTACCATCTCTATCAAAATCACCTTTTACATCCCAGACCGCAGTTTCATATAACCCATTTTTATCTTTATCTAAAAGAAGGACTATATCTAAAGCTAATCCATAATTATGATAACTAAATCCTCCTCTAGCATTTGTAACCTTTGCTCCTTTTGTAGTTCTACCCTGTGCAAATAACTTGTCTTGCTCTGCAAAAGTTCTAAGCGTATAAGAAAACCTACAAACACTATTCGTTAAAGATTCGCAGATTTCATCATAAATAGCTAAAGCCTCATCCCTTAATTTGGGATGAAGCAGTGCTATTCGTTCTATTGTGATTTTATCACTTGGCATCTTTGGCAAAGATTCCTATTAAAAGGATTCCTAGACCTTCTAAGGCTCTTTCCCAGTTCTTTGATGCAATACCTTCCAAAAGTAAAGGAAGACCAGCAACTGCACCAAAAAGGGTTGTTTTGATGTTCTGAAAGTACTCTTTCATTATTTTGATTTTTGGTTAAAAAATTTATGAGCCATTCTTTCAACTCCCTTCAATCCCATAAAACCTAAAATGAAGGCTACAGAAAATTGATGGTTAATCTTATCTATTCCGAACCAGTCGCTAACAACAGGTGTTAAGTAATTAGCAGAAGCAACTCCTCCGCACATAGCTACTAAAGTTTCTCTTAGGTCTTTTCCTTTCTCTATAAAAAAGACCGAACCAAAAAAACCTGCAACAGATAAACCTAAGTTTATCCCTAGTTCTTCTAATCTACTCACCTTTTAATTCTTTAAGTTTTCTTTGAGCCCATTCAATTCCTTCACTCCCACCCCATGCTAACCACATTAAAGCACCGCAGTCCTTTTTTGGGTCGCCATTAGAGTTTTCTCTGTGACGTTCAAATGAAGCCATTCTAGAAATTGTTTCTCTTGTAATGTTTTCGCCTTTAGCGAGTTGGTTAGCCCTTGCCCATCCTACTGCAGTTCCGCAACCTAGTTTGTATTGGTCACCAATATTTAATGCTCTTTGTGCGTTTACTTTAGCCGCTTGTGGATAATCGTTATAACTATCAACCATAGCTATTCTAATAGCTGCCCATGCTCTATGTGCAGCCTCTTCGGTCTCATAAATACATGAGCCGCTACCTATTCTGTATTTTCCGTTAGATGAGCATTTTGTGACTGGCATAACTGATTATAAATGCTTTGTCTTTGTTGATTTATCACACTTAGACTAAAATTGTCTTTACAATACTCGTATAATTCCCTACCAGATTCTTCTCTAAGCCATTTGTCTTTAGCTAAAAGTTTAATCCATTTATACCAGTCGGTCTGTTTGTTGACATAGAAAACAGGCATATTCTTATATGGATGAACGTTACTAACAATAGCAGGATTTTTCTTTGCAGCAGTTTCTAGGATTTTTAAATTAGACTTCATTCCGTTAAACTTACTATCTACTAAAGGAATTAAACTTATATCGGAATCTCCGTAAGCCTCCATGTATCTGGTAACGTCATTATAGCGGTAAATCTTAGTATCTAGTTTTCTTCCTGCAGAAAAATAATAAGCCATTGTGTCCCATACATGATTATCTACATATCCAGCCATTACCATCTTTACAGGAAGGTTAGTTAAACGTTTAGCAGGTTCTTTTAATATTTTTAAATCATGCTGGTGAGTATCCGAACCAGACCAAAATAACCTAACAACATCACTAGGGATTTTATTATCTAGATATTGTTCGTCTCCGTAAGGTAAACCATTAGGGATAATGTGAACGTTTTTATTATACTTATAAACTTCCTCCGCTAATCTTTCATGGGTAACAGTAGCTATATCTCCAAGCCTTAAATAATTGATTATCTTATTAGCTATATCTCCATTTAGGTAACGCTGATAAAGAACGTGAGTAGCATCTAGCTTCCAGTAGTCGTCATTGTCTATAACTAATTTAAAATTGTATTTAGCTTTCCAATTCTCTATCTGCTCTGGTTCTATATTAAGCATCCTATTAATAACAACAATATCAAAACCTTTCTCTAATACTTCCTCATTTAAAACGTCAGTAATTAGACAATAGTCTTTTTCCATGTGGGTTAGTGGCATCATTATCCTATGCCATCCAACTCCGCTATGCTTTTGTGTTATTCCTAGTATTCTCATTTTTTTTAGGTCTACCTTTTTTTCTTATTTCTATTTCTATATTGGGTTCTTTTACTGCTAAAGTCTGAACCTGCTCTTGTGGAAGTGATAGGTAATAAGCATATAATCTTTTAAC